CAGAAGGTGACAACCTGGCCACATTCGAAGACATCAACAGCCTGCGTAACTTGGCCGGATTGCCAGTGGCCGAAAGCCGCTTGATGGACAGTGCAGGCGAAACACTAGAGCACATTCTAAACCGTTTCAAACACGAAGTCAAAAACTTCGAAGCCAACGGTGACCTTGATGATGACCTGTATCATGCCTTGTATGACTACTACAGTGACAATGGTGAAATGCCTTATGGCACAATGAAAGCACGTACTGGCGATCCTTACAACTGGATCAGCGATCGCCTGGCAGATGAATTAGGTGTAAATGAAAACCTTATTGCCCCAATGGCCATGCCAGTGGCTACAGAAGGTGCCGGATGCAACATGACCATGGAAGGCGAATACTGTCCTGAACACGGTCTGGCCGAATGTGGCGGCATGTATGAAACCATGGACGAAGAAGATGACCCTGGAGAAAAATTGGCAGGTGCCGGTGCTGGTGGGTTCGTTGGCAGCATGGGTGGCCTTGCCGCTGGCGGACTTCCAGGAGCACTTGCTGGAGGAATAGTAGGAGCCACGCTTGGCAATAAAATGGCCACTAATGCCAATGATTCGGGCACTCCTGATGAAACTCCAAAATTTGTAAGAGAAACAAATCTTCCAATAACCAACACTGCCAAAGATATTGGAGCAACTGCCGCTGACGTAGCAAATGCACCTGCTGATGCAATATACAGTGCCGGTCAGAATTTGTATCACGGTTCAGATGAGAATCCTGGGCGGGCTCGCGGTGATGAAGACAACGAGATTGTGCGAAATGCACGGAAACTCACTGATGGGTGGAAAGGTACATTGGCAGGCAGTGCTGCCGGAGGTATCGCAGGTGACATGGCCGGACAAGCAGTAGGCCCAGCGGCTGGCGCGGCCCTAGGTGGAGCCATTGGTGGACTTCCAGGGGCAATTGCAGGTGGAGCAATGGGTGCTGTAACCGGCGGACCAGTTGGCGGTGTAATCGGAGGCCTAGCAGGCGGCAAGATTGGTGACAAACTCGGCGATGGGCTTAAAGAAGGCGATGCTGTGCTGGCAAGAATAAAATCCTTGGCTTTGCTGAAATAACATAAATAAACACATGAAAGAAGTGTGTGTAGTAGCGCACACTTCCGTAAACAACTAGTTAGGCAAAATTCTCTACCGTACTGGTAGGAAACACAGACAGGCTGTGTTAAAATAACCTTGTAGGCAGCATTTAAGCAAGACTTAAATTTTAAAATCATATTAACGCATAGAAAGGCAACACAATATGGCATCATTAGCAGATATTCGCGCACGTTTACAAGCGGCAGAATCAAAACAAGGTGGGCAATCCACCGGTGGGGACAATTCGATTTACCCACATTGGAACATGGAAGAAGGCGCATCTGCCACATTACGCTTCCTACCCGACGGTAACACAAAAAACACATTCTTCTGGCAAGAACGAGCAATGATTCGTTTGCCCTTCAACGGCGTCAAAGGAGAGATGGACTCCAAGCAAGTTATGGTACAAGTACCTTGCGTGGAAATGTGGAACGAAGCCTGCCCAATCCTGGCAGAAGTTCGTACCTGGTTCAAGGACAAGAGCCTTGAAGACATGGGTCGTAAGTACTGGAAGAAACGCAGTTACATTTTCCAAGGCTTTGTGCGTGAGAATCCCTTGAGCGATGACAAGTCACCTGAGAATCCAATTCGCCGATTCATCATTGGTCCACAAATCTTCACAACCATCAAAGGAGCCTTGATGGATCCTGAACTGGAAGAATTGCCAACAGACTACTTGCGTGGCCTGGACTTCCGTATCAGCAAAGGTGCCAAGGGCGGCTTCGCTGACTACAATGGGTCAAAGTGGGCTCGTAAAGAGTCGGCCCTGACCGAAGCAGAACAAGCCGCAGTTGATGCACATGGGCTGTTTGACTTGAGCACATTCTTGCCCAAGAAGCCAACTGATGTTGAGTTGAAGGTGATCAAAGAGATGTTTGAAGCATCAGTTGATGGCCAGCCATACGACACAGAGCGTTGGGGTCAATACTTCCGTCCTGCTGGTGTACAAGCACCTGCCGGTAGTTCAACTCCGGCACCTGCTGTAGCAGTAGATGGACACGGTGATGTTCATGAAGTGGCAGCAAAGCCAGCACTCAAAGTAGCGGCTCCTGTCAGCGACTTTGATGAAGACGAAGCACCAGCACCAACCGCTCCTGTGGCAAAACCTGCCGCTAGTGGACAAAAGGCCGAAGACATTTTGGCCATGATCCGCGCTAGACAGCAAAAGTAATTGAACAAGGCCTACGGGCCTTGTTTTTATTGTATGCCAAAACTGCGCTGGACTCAAACTCATGATGTTATAGAACTTGCGGTTATCGATCACAGTGTTTACGAATATTTTGTAGAGCAACTTAATTCTCGTGCTCTAAATCAATACACAGTGTCGGACCTAGGGTATGCTTCTCTGAGTCAAGAATTACAACAACGTTTTGATCGCATACAATCTTTTGTTCACAATCGATTGCATTTGACAGATTTTGATATGGAGCTTGACCCAGGCAATCAAGATGATCTCAATCATCTACACAGACTGTGGGTCAAACTTCATCAACGTTTTCCTAATATTGCTACTGTAGCAGATCATGTGTTGCCGGGAGATCTAGAGGCAATCAATAAATTGATACATGCTATTGAGGAGTCTACTTTGAATTTCAAAGCAGTCACTCCAGATCCCAATTACACAATGTCCAACCGTTTTGGTACAAGGGCATTGGGATTCGGAGTTTACAATATATCTATTGCCTACAACAATCTTGGTAGATCTACTTGGCAAAAATGGCAAAACAACGACTCAATTGTGGATACTGATTTGAATGACTTTTCGGAATTATACACAACATTGCAATTGAATGTAGCACGACCCGAAACATGGGCACCGCCAACACAATATCAAACATGGTGTGATCAACATGGTTTGCCCTGTGTGGGTAGCCAAATGCCACTGGCAAACTTTGACAAACTAGATGAAAATCTGTTACAATACAGGCAATTGTTCTATAAGAATTCACTGATAGAAAATAATTTTATTACATTGGAGTAAACATGGGAAAACCATTTGACGTAAGCAAGTTCCGCAAGGAAATCACTAAGAGCATTGATGGCCTTAGTATTGGATTTAACGATCCCACAGACTGGATCTCAACAGGCAACTATGCCTTGAACTACCTGATCAGCGGAGACTTCACTCGCGGCGTACCATTGGGCAAAGTTACTGTGTTTGCTGGCGAATCGGGTGCCGGTAAAAGTTATATTTGTTCTGGGAACATTATTAAGAACGCACAGGAGCAAGGCATCTATGTGGTGCTGATTGATAGTGAAAATGCACTAGATGAAAAATGGTTGCATGATCTTGGGGTAGACACTAGCGACACCAAGTTGTTGAAATTGTCAATGGCCATGATCGATGATGTGGCCAAAACAATCTCCACATTCATGAGCGACTACAAAGCACTACCAGATGGCGAACGTCCAAAGGTGTTGTTTGTTATTGACTCATTGGGCATGTTGCTTACCCCTACTGACGTTAACCAGTTCGATGCGGGTGATATGAAAGGTGACATGGGCCGTAAACCCAAAGCACTTACTGCACTGGTTCGTAACTGTGTAAACATGTTTGGCAGTTACAATGTGGGCTTGGTTTGTACCAATCACACATACGCTAGTCAAGACATGTTTGATCCTGACGATAAAATCTCGGGTGGTCAAGGGTTTGTTTATGCAAGTTCGATTGTTGTTGCCATGAAAAAACTCAAACTCAAAGAAGATGAAGACGGTAACAAGATTACCGACGTCATGGGCATTCGTGCCGCATGCAAGGTAATGAAAACTCGCTACGCCAAACCCTTCGAAGGTGTACAAGTTAAAATTCCGTACGAAACTGGAATGAGTCCTTATTCGGGACTAACCGACTTGATTGAGAAGAAAGCCATGCTCAAGAAAGAAGGCAATAGTTTGGTGTTTACCACAAGCGACGGCGAAGTGATCAAGAAGTTTCGTAAGGCATGGGAACGCAATGACGACAATTGTCTCGATACTGTTATGAAAGACTTTGCAAATCAGAGAGCAGAGGTAAGTACTCCGGAGGAAACAGCAGATGAGTGAAACAATAGCCAGTGAAATTTGGGGAGAACTCAAGCGTTTTGTAAACACAGTAGACCGTGACGAAGCTGCGGAAACTGTGATACAGATCTTGATGGACAATGATAGTGATGTGGAAGACATTCGTGCGGCCTTCAAAGGTGATTCAGACATCAAACGTGCGCTGACTGCATATCTTGACAACGACAAAGACTATGCGGCAGAAGATGAAGAAGATGAGTCAGAAGAAGAGGAAGAAGACGAAGACTGGGAAAACTAATGTGGTACAGCCGCGTAGTTGCCAGCCTTGGTGCCATCCCAGACTTCATAAATCACTACGAGCGTGAACTTGAAGATGCCAAAAAGGACTGCAAGATCTACGGCCTAGTGGAAAAGAATATCACCGCTTTGCCCGGCATCACTGAGTTTAGGTACAATCAACTGCAAGAGATTGAGGCAGTACTAAACTATCTCAATATCCAACTGCGTAAGATACGTAGAAAACATTTTCAAAAGTATCTTGAAGGGTACGCTCGTGCGCTGACATCAAGAGATGCTGAAAAGTATGTGGACGGCGAAGACGAAGTTATTGACTACGAAACCTTGATCAATGAAGTGGCGTACCTGCGTAATCGCTGGTTAGGCATACTCAAGGGGCTGGACACCAAACAGTGGCAAATGGGACATGTGGTCCGCCTAAGAACTGCAGGCATGGAAGACATCCAGGTGTAAATACCTGCATGAAAATCGTCATAGTAACTGGTGGCTTTGATCCTCTGCATTCCGGGCATATCTCTTACCTAAATCATGCTGATCACCTGGGTGATCACGTGGTTGTGGGCCTAAACTCTGATGCGTGGCTCACACGCAAAAAAGGCCGCCCATTCATGCCCTGGCGCGAACGCATGATTGTGTTGGACAATCTACACATGGTTGGGGAAGTAATCGAATTCAACGACGATGACGGATCCAGCATTGATGCTATCCGCAAGGTCAAGGAAAAATATCCCAACGATGAAATTGTGTTTGCCAACGGCGGAGACCGTACATCCAAAAACATTCCAGAACAGGTATTTGATGATGTGGAATTTGTGTTTGGGGTCGGAGGGGAAGACAAAGCCAATTCTAGTTCCTGGATATTAGAGGAGTGGAAAACTCCCAAAACATCACGTGCCTGGGGTTACTATCGTGTGTTACACGAAGTAGGCACACATACCAAACTCAAAGAACTTACTGTGGCACCCAAAACATGTTTGAGTATGCAACGTCACGATCAACGTGCAGAGTTTTGGTTTGTGGCCCAAGGTGAAGCCGCAGTTTACACACTAGACAGTTCAAGCGATCACGACTTGGTAGGTACATATGGACCGCACGAATATATTTGGATTGCTAAAAATCAATGGCACATGTTGTGCAACGAAACTGACCAACCACTCAAACTAATTGAAATACAATACGGTGAGAATTGTGTAGAAGAGGATATCGAGCGCAGATGAAAGACATTATACCAATCTTTATTGGCTATGATCCGCGTGAGGCCATAGCATATCACACCTGTGTCAACAGCATTATTAGACACGCAAGCAGACCTGTGAGTATTGTGCCTGTAGCACTGAATCTGTTCCGGGACTATTCGGAAACACACACTGACGGTAGCAATCACTTTATCTACACAAGATTTTTGGTGCCGTACTTGATGGGATTTTCGGGTTCGGCTATCTTCATTGACGGTGACATGATTGTGCGTGGTGATGTTGCAGAACTTTGGGCTATGAAAGATGTTACCAAAGACGTGCAAGTGGTCAAGCATGTCTACAAGACTCGCATGCCTGTGAAATACCTAGGTTCTAAAAATGAAGACTATCCTAGAAAAAATTGGTCTAGTGTTATTTTGTGGAATTGTAATAGTTTTCCCAATCGTAAACTTTCTCCTGAGTTTGTGCAACGATCCACAGGTAGTGAACTCCACCGCTTCTCGTGGTTGGATGATACTCGCATTGGTGAATTGCCGCCAGAATGGAACTGGTTACCCGATGAATACGGGCCTAATCCCGCGGCCAAGTTGTTGCATTACACCCTGGGCACTCCATGCTTTCACGAGTTTGCTGACACTCCCATGGGTAGTGAATGGCACAGAGAACGCATACTAACTGAATATTGCCAGCAAAGGTCAATAGAATGATCTGGGAACAGGAAGACGAATCATCATATATTCCGCCTCCGCCGCCAGAACCTCCTGCTCCGCCCGAACCGCATGTGTTAGATCAAGTGGTTCCTGAGATACGGGAAATATTTGATAACATACTAAAGTATCGAGTGGATCCAGCAGGATCCACTTACGGTATCACACTCCAAACGTTGAGTGAACAATTGGCGGCGCTACCGGTCAACAACATAGTGAGCACCGACAGCGAATACAGATACGAAAGAAAAGGTCATATGTACGATCCCATACTAAGCAGTTTTGTACAAGGTGCCGGGGGTCAAATCAGCACCTGGGCCCGAGAAGAACACACAGAAACTGCTGTGGTGTTGCGTGGCATCACCAAACGCAAACAAATGGATGCCTGCCGCGCCTCAGGAAGAGATTTCTACTATATTGACACTGGCTACTTTGGTAACGGTAAAAGAAAACTGTATCACAGAATTACCAAAAATGATGTGCAATGGTTTGGTGATATTGTAGAACGTCCCTGGGACAGACTAGAAAAAACCAATGCAAGACCAAAAAAAATGCGCCCGGGCACAAATATTCTTTTGGCACCGCCCAGTCAAAAGTTACTGAACAACTACGATATCATACTTGACGATTGGTTGGAGACTGTACAACAAGAAATCAAAAAGTACTCAGACAGACCTGTTGTTGTAAGAACCAAACAGGGTCGTAGTGCCAGAATTTTTGATGACACAATAGAGATGGCCTTGGATCGTGATGTGCATTGCTTGGTCACATTCTCCAGTATTGCCGCAGGCGAAGCCTTGCTACATGGTAAACCAGCAATCACACTGGGTCCAAATGCGGCCGGACCGTTGTGTAGTCAAAGTCTTGCTGAAATAGAAAACCCGCGCCGACCCAGCCTAGAGGAAGTGGAAGCCTGGGCACGACACATGGCATATTGTCAATTTACAGAAGTGGACATGCGTGATGGCACAGCCTGGCGCATATTAAACAATGCTTGATTGTGTGGTTTA